GGGAAGCTGGCGCGGTGCTGGTCGTAGATGTTTGCGGACATGGCGGAAACTCCTGTTTCGGTGATCTGTATATAGTGACGCGTTATAGCGGTGTCAAGCCGGTATTTTTGCCGCCGGCCGATCGGCGAGCCATTGCGCGTAATCGACCGCGGTCCGGCTTATCACGCTATCGAGCGCGTAAAAGCCACCGCCGGCGCCGTGGTAGATTCGCCCGCAGTCCGCGTCGACGCGGAAGCCCTCGGCGGCGAAGCGCTCCGCCACCTGCCAGCGCTGCACCGGCCGGCCGTCAAGTCGGATAACGTTCAACAGGGCCGCCTTTACCTTGGCGCGGCGCATGGGCGGGAAGCGGTCAAGATACTCGGCCGGTACCGGTGGAGGATTTGCCGCGGCGCGGGCGGCCGCCTCCGCGTCCCACCGCGCATGCGTCAACGCGTTCAAGCGCTGGCGCTCCGCCTCCCATGCCGCCGGCGGGTTGCCCGCGGCGAGCCATTCCTGATAATTCACGGCCTGGACTCCTCGGCAATAACGGCGACGTTGCGGCCGGTGCTGAAGCTGCGACCGTCGGCGCGACGGTAGCGCATGGTGGCGGTTTTTGTGTACACGTCGGCGGATCGTGGGAATTGGAATCGGCCGCCGATCGGCACCAGGCGGAAAATGGTATTGCCGCCGAACAGGTGCGCGCACGCCAGCGCGCTTTCCGCCGCGCTAGGTTGTGCGGCGAGCTTTGCGCAAAGCGCGGTGTAAGAATCCGTCATGGCCTGGACTCCTCGGCGATGTGACGATTCCGCGCCGGCGCCAGTCGCGCCTTTACGATCGGAATCAGCCGCGCCGATTCCTCGTTCTCAAAACACCGGACTCGCAGGCGGGCGAGCAAACGCTCGAGCCGGCGGTGTCGCTTCGCGTCGACGGTCGCGCGCATCGGTCGGACTCCTCGGCTGATTGTGACGGTCGGGCTATTCGTCGCGCCGGTGCAGGCGGCCGACATATTCGCGCGCGATATCGTCCGGACCGATCAAGGTGACGGATTCGCCAGCGGCGCGGCCGTGCTCGGCTTTGCAGGCCTTCACGTAGGCGTTGAATTCCTGTCGCGCCTTACGCTCGGCGCCGGTAAACACGGTCCCGATATTGGATACGACAACTTGCCAGTCAGACATAGCCTGGACTCCTCGGGTTGCGGGTGTAGCCTTGCAGCGGTCCGGCCGATCGGCGCCGGCCGGACCGTAGCAAGGCCGCGCCTAGCGGTTGAACGTGGCGCCTGGCCACAAATTGACGACATGCATCACTGTGCATTGACCGGCGGAGTCGGGTTGCGCACATCGCGCGGCTTGCGCGGCGGCCGCGCCGGCTCGCCTTCAAAGTGGATCCAGCCGCGCGAAACGTAGGTGTCGGCGGTACCGTCAAGCCGCGCGGCCTGCTGCAGATCACGAAACACCGGACCGTTGCCGCGGTCAAAGAATCCCGCGCCATGGCCATTGCGTGACAGGAAATAATCGACGCCGGCCGATTCCATGTCTCGGCCGGACTCCGCGATATATGCGGCCAGCTCGGCCGAGTAGGACTCGCAGAATGTCGCGCAATCCGCGGCGCCGCACGCGATAGCAGCGCGACTCCAACCGCGCAATTTGGCACGGTCGACTCCGCCCTCGCTCGCCGGCGAGTCGGTGTCAAGTAGCCATTCCGCGGCCTGGAAATATCCGACGGCAAAATCGGACAGATTCGGCGGCGTATGCTCGGCGCAGAATTCAGGCATGGCGTGGACTCCTTGTTTCAGGTTTAGTCTAACGAGTCCGGTCATGCCGGACCGGACTCGCTAGGCTAGACCGCTAGAACAATTCGGCAAGAGTCAGCGGGTACACTTCATAAGTCTCGCCTTGCGAGTCGGCTGAACCCGTGCGGCGCAGCTCAGCGGCGAATCCGCGCGGCGCATCATCGCCGGCGATATCAATGCAGGACTCTTCAGCTTGCGCCTTAGTCCGGCTGACTCCGCGCGAATTCGGCATATATCCACCCATGCCGTTCATGCTGACCCATACCTTGCGACGCAAGGCGCGCGTCTGTACGTTAGTGGACTCAATGCAGCGCTCGTCGTTCAAAGCCTGCAGGGTCTCGTCGTAAGTCATCTTGGCCATGTCAGGACTCCTTGATGTTCAGGGTTGCGCGCAAAGCGGATGCTTGCGCGCGGTACTCGATTGCCTGTTCACGGCACATCAGTAGAAAGCATGCACGCTTTGTCAGACTCTCGGCTGCTAGCGAATCCATAGCGGCCGCGCGGGATTCCAGGGTCTCAACGCGATGCATGTCCAGCTCGCGCCTTGTGAACAACGGCTGAAACTGTGAGGCTTTGCGCGGCATGCGCCGATTCCTCGTTTGATGCATCCTTATATAGGGTCACGGGATAGCGTGTCAATCGGGATTCGTAGGTCCGGAGTCCACTTTCTTTATGGCCATGCGCAGCACCAGCCAGCACCAGCCAGCACCAGCCAGCACCAGCCAGCACCAGCCAGCACCAGCCAGCACCAGCCAGCACCAGCCAGCACCAGCCAGCACCAGCCAGCACCAGCACCAGCACCAGCACCAGCACCAGCACCAGCACCAGCACCAGCACCAGCACCAGCACCAGCACCAGCACCAGCACCAGCACCAGCCAGCACCCGCACCAGCACCAGCACCAGCACCAGCACCAGCCCATGCTCGGCGAGCTGGCGCAGGCCAGGCCGATTATTTCAATACGTGATCTGCAGCCCATATCCGATCACTAGATGTTACATTGCAATGTTGTTTGTAATAAACGAACACACGGCGCATGTCATCGCGCCGGCGCTATGTAATGTCGCGTGAGCCGCGGCCCGTATCCGATCACGCCGTGTTACATTGCGCTTGCGCTACGATTGGCATGGCCATTGTTGCGGTTGCGACATGGTTGCGTGCAACCCGGGGTTGTGGTGGGGAGAGGGTCGATGCACGCGTGGGTTGACCGGTATACCCTCGAAAAAAAATATGATAGCGTAATAAATGTAAATACACGATAAAAACATCACAACAGGCGTTGCTTTACGCCCGCGTTGCGCGCAGGGTGCCCTTATCGTTAAGGAGGTGTACGCATGATCCAGAAAGGCGTTCCGACCGCGGCGTGGAGGATATGGATCGCGGGAGACGCCGCCGTCGCCCGGCAGGTGTGTCGCGAGTACTGCATGACCGTTGGGTTGTGCGTCACCGTGACCCCGACCGATTTCATCTACACCGGCGGCCAGGAGGCGGGTGTTGTCGTGGGACTGCTTAACTACCCTCGCTTTCCGGATAAGCCGCCCGCGCTGGCGGAAAAAGCCATGCAACTCGCCGGCAGACTTCGAGCCGCGCTATGCCAGCACTCCGTGCTGGTCGAAGGCCCGGACATCACCACCTGGATATCGGAACGCGAGCAGGCATGAACCACATCGGCGCCATATCAGGCGGCAAGGACAGCGTGGCGATGGCGCTCAAGTTGCGCGCGCTGTACCCCGACATCACCTTCACCTGGGTCTGCACCCCGACGGGCAACGAATCCGCCGCCTGGTTCGCGCACATGCGCGCCCTGCGGGACCTGATCGGCCCCATCGTGCCCGTCATCTACCCCGGCGGCCTGGAAGGACTCATCAAGAAATACAATGCCCTACCCAACTGGCGGCAGCGGTGGTGCACGCGCGTGCTGAAGATCGAGCCCTTCGCTGCCTACCTGATGCGCAACGCCCCGGCGGTCTTTTATGTCGGCCTGCGCGCCGACGAGGAGGCCCGCGAGGGCGGCGACTACGCCAGCGTGCCGAACGTCGAGATGCGCTTTCCGTTGCGCGAGTTGGGGATGGGCCTGTCCGACGTGTGGGACTTCCTCGATGCCGAGGGCGTCTGCGTCCCGGCCCGCACCGACTGCAAACTGTGCTTCTTCCAGCGACTGATCGAGTGGTACGAACTCTGGCGTGACGACCTGCCTTCCTATCTGGAGGGCGAGGCGTGGGAGGAGGCGACGGGCCACACCTTCCGCTCCCCCGGGCGCGACACTTGGCCCGCCGCGCTGAAAGACCTGCGGATGGCCTTTGAGGCGGGCGCCGTGCCGCGCGAGACCCGCCGCGATACGATCAATGGCATGAAGTGCCGCGTCTGCCGGCTTTGACGGAAAACAACGGAACCCAAACCCAAGGAGACCCGTCCCGTGCACGTCTTCATCATCCTCTTCCTGGCGATCCTTCCCTTCACGGCCTGCGGCCCGAGGGGGCGATGGGGCTGGGGCAGCGCCTGGCTGGTCGCCATACTGGCGTTCTTCGTCCTGGCCTCCCCCTACCCCGTCGCCGGCGGGCTCGGCACCTTCCTGCTGCTTGCCGCGCCCGTCGTCGGTCTGATATGCTGGGCTTGCGCCGAGGACTTGGCCGAGCCCGAGAAGCCCCGGCGCCGTCAACCCTGGTGAGGAGGCCGAGATGCCCTGGACCGAAAAACAACGGCGGCTTTTTGACGCCGCCGCGCACGACCCGGCGATCGCCCGCGAACACGGGCTGACCCCCGCCGGCGCCGGGAAGCTGGCCGACGAGGCGAACCGCATGAAGCGCGAGGGCCGGGAAAAGCCCGCCCGGAAGGCGGAACCGCCGCTGCCCCCCGGCGTCGTCGACCTGTCCCCGGTCTTCGGCGCCAAGACGTAGCCGCCATGCCGGCCCCAGAAACACCCAAGCGCAAGATCGACCTGGCCACGTACTACAACCTGGTGATGGGCAAGAGAGGCTTCGGCCTTGCGCCGCACCACTATCCGATGGTGGCCGGGCTTGAAGACGTTCGCATAAACAACCTGCTTTTCGTCTGCCCGGCGGGGGCTGGAAAGTCGAATCTGCTTGATATCGTTTACCCTACGTGGCGCCTCGGGCACGACCCGACCCTGACCATCCTGTCCGTCTCCGCCGGCGAGCGCCTGCCGCAGACCTTCATGCAGGCGGCCATGCAGGTGGTCCGCGACGATCCGACCTTCTTGGCCACCTTCCCCGACGTGCGCCCCGACGTCGGCACCGGATGGAGCCTCGAGCGCGGCCTCTACGTCACCGGCCACCACGCCTCCGACGAGAACCCCTCCTACTTCTGCGCCGGCCTGGGCAGCAAGGCCCTCACCGGGCTCCACTGCCGCGAGCAAATCCTCGACGACATCCACGACGAGGAGAACTCCCGCACGCCGGAGGGCCGGGCCGAGGTGGTGGGGCGCTACTACCGCACCCTGCTCGACCGCGCCGACCCGCGGGGCTGCCGCCGCGTCGCGGTTGGCCGCTGGTGGGCCGAGGACGACCTCTACCAGGAGTGGATGAAGTCCGGCGACTGGGTGGTAATGCAACTGCCCGCCACCCGACCCGGCGGCTCCAGGCGGCTCTGGTACGACGTGTCAGTCCCCCTGGACCCTGACACCAACGCCCCCCTTCCCTGCGTCTTCTCCGAGACCGCCGAGCGCCTGCCCGACGACGGGCAGGACATCCCAGGCGCCGTCCGCTACCGCGCCTACTACGCGGCGGTGGACCCCACCGGCATGGGCTTCTACTGGCCGGGCTCGCCCACCAAGCGCCGCAACTACCTGGCGGTGAAGCGGCGCCAGCCCCGCATCGCCGCGGTGAACTACGACGGCGACATGTCGGGCGGCGGCGAGGGCGTCTTCAACGAGGCGGACTTCCGGCCCTACGTGCCGCCCCAGGACCTGGAGCTTGGCATCATGTCGCCCCATGTCCGGGCCTGGGCGCGGGCCATGAAAGGCGAGGTCGAGGAGGCATGGGACACCGCACTGGGCCAGCCCCAGTCGAAGTCCCTGACCGTGGCGATCACGGGCCTGCTGGTGCCCTGCCACGCGTGGCACTGCGGCGAGGACGCGAGCCTCGTCGGTCCCTGCGACTTCCACTACGACGTCTACCTGCTCGACCTGATGAGCCGCAACCTGGACGTGCAGGGCCTGATGATGGCGCTCCGCACCCGATTCGGGCTCTGGCACCCGCGGCGCGTGATCGTCGAGGAGAAGCAGTCCGGCGTCAGCCTGCTGCAGACCTTCCGCGGCACGCAGATCCCCGTCGTCGGCCAGAAGGTCGAGCAGGGCAAGGTCGAGCGGGCCGTGAACCCGGTCAGGTCCGCCGACGGCGGGCTGCCCATCGCCGGCGGGGCGGCGTCGGTGCAGGGCTGGGCGCGCATGGGCCGGATACTCGTGCCGGCCGGCGCGCCGTGGCTCTACGGCGCCCACGAGGACGCCGTCACCGGTTTCATGCAGCGCGTCACCTCCTTCCTGGGCGGCAGCAAGGCGGCCGACGAGTTCGACGCGCTGGTGCATCTGGTGACCCGGGCGATCCTGCTGTCCAGGCGCACCGCCTACGTGCCGGGCCTCGGCGGCGCCGCGCCGGACCGGCCCGATCCCGCGCCGTTCGGCCGGGAGGACCCGAGCCGGGCGGCGATGGAGATGTTCTCCGGGCTCGCGCGGGTCGGCGCCGATCCCGACATGAACGTCAATCCTTTCAGCGGTTTATGCGCGGCGCCGTGCAACTGGTACGCCGTTGAAAACAATCAAGAAAGATGCAAGCACCGGGACCATCCCCGCGTCACCAGGTCGGTGGAGGGCTGCGCCGACTGGGCGAAGTGGGGGTCGGTCAAGGAGGACAAGGAAGCCGACGCAGCCGACGCGCAAGGCGGCTTGCACACCTGAGCAGATTCACCTATGGTGCCCGTCCAGGTACGGTTCCGTGTAGAGAGGGAGCGGCTATGGACGACGGGCTGCGGGTCAAGATGAAGGAACGTCACCAGGTCGAGGACGAGAAGCGGTACGGCCCGCCAGCCGATCGGCGGCGAGGCCTGATGCAGGTTACCACCGCGCTGCTGATGGATCACCTCAGCCGGTTTCCGCTGCCGCGCATGAGCCGCGTCGTCGGGATGCGCGGCGACCTCGGAAGCGACGTCTACGAACTGGTCGTCGAGTCGCCCGATATTCCGGCGCCCGCCGAGGACGGCTCCCTGCCGTATCTGGACCTGGACGCGAAGCTGCACTCAATCTCCTTGGACCGCACGGTGCCGTGCATGGCCGTCGTTCAGTACGTCGCCACCGCGGCGTGGAACGGCCGGCCCGAGACGCGCGCCGCGACCTCCATGTTCGACTGCTACGGGGCGCAGGAAAAGACGCGCTCCCGTCTGTTGGAGGAAGCGGACCGCGTCGAGCCTGAAGGTGAGTTTTCGCCGGCGCTTAACGCGATGCGCGAGGTTGGTCTTTGGCTGAGCGACAAACCGAACGCTGCCGCTTCGTGGCAGGAAGCGGTCGCCGCGCTCGACGAGGTGCAGGCACGCAAGTTGCTGGCGACGATGCTCCAGTCCTTCTGGGGGGAGTGGAAGCCTTGATGGGCGTCGACGAGCCTTTTGACCTGGACGTTGAGACCGCTGATAGCGGACTCTTTACATACGCGGGATGCCGCGTCGTTGGCAGCAGCGACAAGACGCTTGTAGCCCTGCCGCCGGACGCCAGGATCGTTCCCGACGGGTTCGGCGGCACGGCCGGGTTTCTGCTGTCCGATGGGACGCGGATCAACGCGTTCCGCATGGAGTGGTCGTCCGTGGCGCCCGCGCCCGACACGGTGACGATCGGCGGCATCGAGGTGGCGGCCGTGCTGGGAGCGGTTGGCTACAGGCTCTACGACCAAGGCGGACGGTTGCGTGACGAGGTGCGGCTGCCCGGCAAGGGACCGCGCTGATGGACAGCACCGGGTCCGGCAACGTTCAACAAGGTCCGGTAGGACCGCCCGATACGCGATTCGCCGACTGGAAGGCGGCGCACGATTACCTCGGCGACACCGCCGTGAGGGTCACAGCGGTGGACTTCAACGGTACCGACTGGGACGGATGTCCCTTCTCCGCCATGCCGGGATGGCTGCGATGCGGGCTCAGGCAGGGCGCCGTCAAGGTTTCAAGCGCATCTGGCGGCTACGACTATGCCGTCTGGGACGTGACGACGCCCGACAAGGTCGTTCGCGCAACGCCCAACGACTACATCATTTGCCTCCCTGGCGGCACGCTGGTGGTCAATTTTTATCCAGAGACCACCTGATGGGCACCCTCGCGCACTTCGACGTCGGCGCGCTTGCGGCCCGGTACGGCCTCGTCCACTTCGTCGAGACCGGCACCGGGCAGGGCGCGTCCCTCGCGCATGCCGCGCGCTTCGGCTTCCGGACGCTGCGGTCCTGCGAGGCGATGTCCGACCTGGCCTGCGCCGCGCAGGAGGCCTTCCGCTCCGACAGGCGAGTGACGGTCTACCCCTTCAACAGCCACGACTTCCTGGACCTGGCCTGCGCCGATACGCCGCCCAACGAGTCTATCCTCTTCTGGCTCGACGCGCACTTCCCCGGGGCCGACTACGGGCTCAAGCCCTACGGCGGCGAGGCCGACGAGGCGCTCCGGCTGCCGCTGCCCCGGGAGTTGGTGATAATCGCCGCAAGGCGCCCGCAGGCCCGCGACGTGATCCTGGTCGACGACCTGCGGATTTGGCAGGACGGCCCGTACGGGTCAGGGAACCTGCCCGCGAACGTGCGGCCGTGGTGCCCGAAGTGGCGCGACTCGTCGTTCTTCCTGCGCCTGATGGGCGCCGGATACGACGTGAAGTTCGACTACGGCGACGAGGGCTACGTGGTCTTGACCCCACGGGAGGCGTCCGGTGGCTGATTCGCTCTCTCCCGACGACGCCCAGGGTATCTTTGCCTTCCTGTCGCCGGCGGCGCGCGACCTGATGGAGCGCATCTTCACCGGCGGCCCGGTCCACGCGATGTCGCTCGCGACCCGGCCCGCCCGGGACGAGTTGGCCGGCATGGACCTCATCTTCGAGGTGCCGACGGCGTGGTTCTCGCTCACCCCGAATGGCGTCGCGGTCGCCGTCCGCGCCGACGTCGCGGATCGCGCGGACCTGTGGTGGCACCGCAAGCAGGAGCGGCCGAAGTGACGCTCTCCACAGGCATGCACCAGAGCACGCTACCGCCGGGCAGCAACAAGTTCCACCAGGGCAACGGCGGCGATGGCAAGCACTATTGGCTGACGCCGCCCGGCCTGTATGCGGCACTCGACGCCGAGTTCCACTTCGATTTCGACCCGTGTCCCTGGCCGCTTCCGGCGGGATTCGACGGTTTGACCTGCGAGTGGGGGCGCTCCAACTACGTCAACCCGCCCTTCGGCTCGATCATGCACCAGGGCAAGAAGAAGGGGCCAACGGCCCGGGTCCGAAAGGCGATCCTGGAGCAATCCAAGGGGCGGCGCGTCGTGCTGGTCTATCCGGTCGACAAGTGGGTGCTGATGCTGCTCTCCGCGATCGGGACGCAGGTGCGCAATCTCGGCGACGTGCGGTGGCTGGCGACGGAGGACGGATCCGCTGGCAAGGGCACGGGGCGACATATCGCCGCCTTCATCTTGGAACCCGCGCGATGACCGTCGCGCCGCCCTCGCTGCTCCATCCCGACTCCATCGCCTCGATGCTGGCGCTGGCCGAAGCCACCCCGAGGGGCGCCTTCGTCGAGGTCGGGGTCTACCGGGGCGGCAGCGCCTGGCACATGGCCGCGCTGGCGCGCCGGCAGGGACGCGCGCTGCACCTGTTCGACACCTTCACCGGCATCCCGGAGTGCTGCGAGCGGGATCGGCCGCACAAGGTCGGCGACTTCGGCGACGCGTCGCTCGAGGCGGTCCGAGCGGCGGTTCCCGACGCTGTCGTCCACGTCGGCGTCTTTCCGGCGACGCTGCCGTCCGACGGCATCGGTCTCGTCGCCTTCGTCCACGTCGATTGCGACCAGTACCAGTGCGCCCGGGCGGCGATCGAGTGCCTGCTGCCCCTGATGCCCGCCGGAGGCGTCATGCTGTTCGACGACTATGGCGTCACCGACGGCGTCACGGCCGCGGTCGACGAGGCGTTCCTTCCCCGCGAGATCAAGCGCACCGCGCAAGGCAAGGCTTTCTTCGTGGTGGAGGACAGGCCCGCTGGCATGCCGATCTGACCGCGCGCCGATCGACCACTACGGCGAGGCGCTCGCCACGCTCGTCGCGGAAGGCGCCAAGAACCCCGAGATGGTGGCGGCGGTGATCGCCGCGGTGGCGGAATCGCTTGAGGGTGACGGTCTGGGTTCGGTGCATGCGACTATCGTCGCACCGAGAAAAGGAACATCGCCGTGCTGAAAATCACCGCGTCCCCCGACGGCCCGTTCGACATCAACCGTGCGGACGGCGACGGTCCGTCGGCACGTTTTCCGCAGCCCATCGAGGCCTACAAGAGCCAGGTGCTCAACCTCGACACCTACCTGATGGCGATGCGCTCGTCCATGGCCGACGTCGCCGCGGCGACGGAGGGCGCGCTCACCGAGGTGGTGAAGGCGCTCGGCGTGCCGCCGCAGGCATATAGTTACGCTACTGCATCGTTTATGCCCGATCCGGCGAACGCGGGCCTGCTGCCCTGGCCCGGCATCGCGCCGGAATCCTTGCGTAAGATCGCCCGCGAGAACATCGCGCCCCAACTCGTCATCCGGGCCAGGGTCGCCGACCTCGCGCGCTACAGCGGCCTGTCCCACAACATCTGGGAGCCGGGCTGGCAGGTCGGCATGCGCGTCGCCTCCGAGACTCCGACCGCGCAGGATCGCGCCGACATCCGCGACGCCGAGCGGTTCGTCTGGAACTGCAACCGCGAAAGCAGCTACTCCGACGCCCGCGAGCGCGACGCGCACCTGCTGCACCCCTTCGACATGTTCCTCCGCGCCTTCGGCGACGACACCCACACCTTCGACGGCTGGGCGGTCTGGACCGACATGACCAGGGACGGCAAGGTCAAGGCATTCGCCAACCTGCCGGCGGGTCAGGTCCGGCTCGCGGTCCCCGGCCGCGGCGTCGCCGGCAACCCGCGGTTCTTCTCGGCGCTCGTCGACGAGACCGGCAATCCGGTGAAGCCGCTGACCCGCGACGAGATGTTCTGGGCGATCCGCAACCCCCGGAACGACCCGAACACCTGGGGTTACGGATTCCCCGAGAGCGAGATTGCGATTCTGATGATCCAGGCATTTCAATCCGCTATACAACTTAACAATGATACTTTTAGTCGCAATAGTATCCCTAACGGAATTATGTTGCTAAAGGGAGATTTTTGGAATCAAAGTCAGCTAGATGCCATCATGCGCGAGTGGACCAACATGAAGCGCGGCGTCAGCAAGATGTGGGGGGTTCCCGTCATGTCGGTGCCCGAGGGCGCCGAGGTCGAGGTGATGCCCCTGATGGACCTGAAGGGCCAGGAGATTCGCTACCGCGACCACATCAACCTGATGGGCGGCCTCTACTGCGTGGTCTCGCAGTTCCCGCCGCGCCGCCTCGGCATCTTCGCCTCCGGCATGCAGCGGGACAGCGCGCCGGTGCAGAACGAATCGGTCGAGCAGGCCGGCGTCGACGACCCCGGCCTGCCGCCTCTCCTGGGCTTCGCCGCGAACCGGGTCAACGAATACCTGGTGCAGCCCAACTGGCCCCGTCTGCGGATGTGGTTCAACGGCGCCAACCCCAAGCAGGACGCCCGCGAGTACGAGGCCCGCAAGCAGGCCCGGACATGGGGCGAGAGCCGGGCCGAGGTGGACCTGAAGAAGTTGACGGACGGCGTGCCCGCGAAGTACCGGCCGCTCGTCGAGGTCATGCAGTACTGCCCCGAGGACAGCTCGAAGATATCGGCGTTTTCCGTGCTGGCCGCGAAATGGCTGGAGACGCAGGCTCCGAAGCCGGACGAGGACGACGGCGAAGCCGGAGCGGCGGCCCCTGGCCCCGACGGGAAGCCGCCCGATGCGCCCTTCCCGAGCAAGACGGATCCCGCGGCATCGCAGAGTCACGGGCATCGCTCTGGAGTGCGTCGCGACGGGGCGGCGGAAGAGGCCAGCGCGGAGGCGGCACCGTGAACGCGGAAATGTCGGCGCTGCACGACATGGTAATCCGCTCCGTAAGGGCCTTGATGCTGCATATGACGGAGCAGGATGAGGCGCTGGTGCGTCGCATGCTGAACCGCTGGCCCGTCGAGACCGAGACGCCTGTCCTGGTGGTCGATCACGACGGCAACATCGTCGGGCTCGGCCCTGACACCCCGATCGGCTCGGTGCAGTCCGTGTTCGTCTATGCGAAGGATTGCGCCGCATGACCGACGGCTTCTCCTTCATGTCGAAGGTCAGCGGCGTGCCGAAGGAGCGCGTCGCGACGATATGGGAAGAGGTCAAGGCCAACATCGCCAGGGTCGACGCCTGCCCGCGGCATCGGTTCGAGGGCGACCGTGCCGCAGTCAAGCTGGGCGCCCGGCAGGTCTGCCTGAACTGCGGCGGCGCGATGGGGATCGTCGACATCGGAAACTACATCAAGGGATTCGAGGCAGCCGGCGGCAGCGCCGATGCGGTCTGGCCAGGATACAGGAAGGAGAAACGATGAGCGAAAACAACGAAACGGCGCTGCCGGTTGCGCTGTGGCCGCAAATGGATACGGTCGATCCGCTTGACGACGTGGTGGCGCAGGTCGCCGCGCTGCCCCGCGAGGGACTTGCCTTCGTGGTGCTGACGCCGACCGCCGACGGCGTGGTGGAGGACGCGATCAAGCCGCAGGGGCCGATCGCCTTCCTGTCGCAGCGGATCCGCGCGGCGAACCCGAACGCGCATCTGCTGGTGCTGCCCCAGGGCTGGTCGTTCCGGACCATGGACCGCGCGCAGGCCCGCGAATTCGTGTCGAACATGCTGGCCTTCGTCTCCGACGAGGAGTTGGCCGAGCACGGGTTGAGGCACGTCGGGGAGAACGCCGCGCCACCGCCCGCCGATCCCCGCCATCCGCTGCTCCCCGGCGACGTCTTCGAGCGGCTTCTGGCCCTCGACCCGCCGGTCGGCGCGGTCAGGATCAAGACGGTCTACGCGAACGACCGCGCCGGCGACGCGCCCTGCATGACGGTCCGCACCGCGAGCCGGGTGCCCGAATCGGTGCAGGACGAACTGGCGGCGCGCATGCCGCCCCGCGTGCGGCTCGTATTCAAGGACAACGACTATTCCCGCGTGGCGCGCGTGCCGTCGCGCGCCAACAGCAGCAAGGAGACCGCCGGTGGCTGACCGCGTTCGACCTCCCTTCGTCATGTGCTTCGCGGCTGACCTTCAGGGCTGCAGTTTTCACCGGCTTACGATGCCCCTGGTCACGCTCTGCACCGACGGCGTCGCCGAGGGGCGCCTCGACATCATGCAGTGGCCCGTCGAGATGCTGCTGGCCGTGAAGCCCGACGTAGTGGTCTGGCAGCGCCATGTCGAGGACGGCCAAATCGAGGTGATGCGGCGCGCCCGCGAGGCGCTGCCCGACGCGCTCTTCGTCTATGAACTCGACGACTATCTCGGCGAACTGCCTGCCGCATCGTTCCACGCCGGCTTCATGCCGCCCGACCTGCCCGGACGGATCAGGCGCGCGATCCTGCACTGCGACCGCGTCACCGTCAGCACCGAACCGCTGGCCCGGTGGTTCCGCGACGAACTGGGCGCCAAGGACGTGCGTGTCGTCGGTAACGCGGTGCCCGGCGGCGCGCTGCGGCCGCGCGAGGGCCGCGCCACCGGCCGGTTGCGGGTCGGCTTCGTCGGCGGCATCTCTCACGACGGCGACCTGGAGTTGATCCGCCCCGCGATGCGGGAGATCGGCGACGAGGTGGAGTGGGTGTTCTTCGGCTCCCAGATCAAGAACCCGCCTGTCCATGTCGAGTTCCACCCCGGGGTGGCGCCCGGCGACTACCAGGCCAGGATGCTCGGCTTGGATCTCGACCTCATGCTGGCGCCGCTCGAGGACAACCGCTTCAACCGCTGCAAGTCGAACCTGCGGGTCCTCGAGGCCGGCATGATCGGCGCCTGCGCGATCGCGCAGCGGCTGGATCCCTACCTCGACGGCGCGCCCCCGGTGTTCGCCTATGCGGAGACCCCCGACGAGTGGACGCAGGCCATCCGCGCCTTCATGGCCGCCACCGCATTCGACCGCAGCGCGAACGCGACCGCGCTGCAGGGTTGGGTCGCACGCCACCACACCTTGGAGCAGCGCCTGCCCCAGCGGATCGACGCCTGGCTCCGGCGCAACGGCGAATCGGCGTGGCATCCCGCCAAGCTGGCGGGCGGCGCCGGCGGCGTCGTGCTGTCCTTGGCCGAGGGGTGTACTGTTCCGGTGGAATTGGCGCACCTCACCCGTCGGACGTCGCTGGAGGACGCCTGCGCGTGGGCGGCGCAGACCGAGTCGGACGTGCTGTGGCTGCGGCCCGGCACGACATTCGGCGACAATACCGCGCTCGCGTCGCTGCGCCAGGCCCTGGGCCAGGCCGACACCGTCGCCGCGGCGGTGTCTCTCGCGACCGACGGCCCCAACGCGTTCCCCCGCAAGGACAACTGGACGCCGGTGTCCGCGTCGGCCTTGCATGCCGTGCAGGATTCCCTGCACCAGTCGTTCGCGGGTCGCCGCCTCGCGATTCCGGCTCCGTCGGGACCGTGCGTGCTGCTGTCGGCCCGTGCGCTTGCCGCGCTAGGCATTCCCGACGTGCGGGGTTGCGACGGGCACGAGGAGCAGGCCGTCATGGAGTGGGGTCTGCGGGCCGCGTTGAAGGAGTGGCGCGTCATGCAGGCCGTCGACGTCTTCGCCGCCTCGGCGATGCCGCCCGCGCCTCCAGGTCAGCCCGTGCTACAGCGCCTGCAACTCCGGGGCTATGCCGAGGCATTCAAGAAGCCGGGCGAGAGCCTGACGGACCAGGAGCGCGCCGGGCTGGAGATGGACCTGCTTCGCGCCGAGTGGCGCGGTCCGCTGCCCGGCACGATGGGGTTCGGGCACGACTACGCCTCGTGGTCGGCGCTGCGGGGTCCGCTGCCGGTGCCGCCGCTTGAAGTTGCATGTATGACGCGCATGGCGGTGGTCACCTTCGGTGTGGAAGGCTCGCTGCCGCTTGACACGCAATGGGTCGTTTTCGTTGACGATACCGTCGAGTGGCACGAGAATGGCATGGCGACGTTGATGCAAGCCTGTCTCGCTGCACCAAGCGACGTGGACGTGATATACGGCGACAATGACATGCTGGGTCCCGACGGCGGCGTCTATCCCGACCTGAAGTCGGACTTCGACCTGGAACTGTTCCTGGCCCGGGACTACGTCACGCAGGTCTGCGCGATCCGCGTGACTGTGCTGCTTGGTGACATGCCTGTGGATCGCACGGAGTTGTTTGCGTTCCTGTTGCGGGTCGCTGAGTCGCGCGCGATCCGGCACCTGCCGCAGTTCCTTGCGACGGTGCGCGAGATGACCGGCGAGGAGGCCGCGGTCTCGGCCATCGGGCGGCAGATGGCGATCGAAACTGAGTACGGCGACGCCGTGACGGTGTCAGCGCATCCGGCGCTGCCGGGGGTGCTGTCGATCAGGCGGAACTGGCGCGCTGCTTTTGTTGACCTGTTGGATTCGGGTTATGCCGACAAGGCGGCGCCGCTCGTCTCGATCATCGTACCGACCCTTGGCGCGGGACGGCTGATCCAGCCCTGCATCAACACCATCCGCCAGCACACCGACTATCCCAACTACGAGATCATCGTGGCGCAAAACGGCGTTCGCGAGGCGCCGGAACTTGGCGAGGCGGCCCTGGCCGATCCCCGCGTGAGGGTGGTGCGGATCGGCGCGGCCGACTGGAGATTCAACTGGTCGGCCCTCAACAACGAGGTGGTGCGCGAGCACGCTCGCGGTGATTTCCTCTGCTTCATGAACGACGACATCTGCGTCGGCACCCCGCACTGGCTCGACGCGATGATGGGCCATGCGGTGCGGCCCGACGTCGGGGTCGTCGGCGCGCGGCTCGTCCACCCCGGCGGCGTCGTGCAGCACGCCGGCGTGGTCTGCCATCTCGGCATCGCCGGCCACCTCTACAAGGGGCTGCCCAACGGCCACCCCGGCAACGGCTGGCTGGCGCTGCTGACCCACGAGGCGTCCGCCGTCACGGGGGCCTGCATGCTGGTCTCCCGCGAGAACTTCGACCGCGTCGGCGGCTTCGATGCCAATTCGTTCCCGATGAACTACGGCGACACCGACTTCTGCCTCAAGATGCGCGAAATCGGGCTGCGCAACGTCGTCGAGGCGGCGACCGACCTGCTGCACCCCGAGGGCACGTCGCGAACCGACCCGGGCGACATGGCGGGTTTCGCAAGGCGGCTTCAGGACGACAACGCACGGTTCGCGGCGCGCTGGCCCGGCCCCGATCCCTATTGGCACCCGCTGCTGTCGATCGGGCTGTCGCAGGGCGGCATGTCGATCTCCGGGCTCAACCGCGACATGCTGGCCTGGGACCGTCCGGTCGTTCGCGACGACGCGCCGCGGGTGCTGCTGGTCAACGACAGGCCCGGCCTGGCCGGTCACGCCGTGGCTTGCCTGCGCAAGGGCGAGGTGTGCCTCGCCGCCGACGTCAACGACTTCGCGCTGCGCCTGACCGCGCCGATACCGGCGAACGTCGGGGCCTGGGACGTGCGGAGCCAGGGAAGCGACCTCGCCGCGGCGCTGAAGCGGCTCGGTATCGCGAGGGTGGTGGTCTGCTCGTTCGAGGGCACGAAGAGTCCGGCCGACCCGGCGTCGCTGATGCGCTGCCTGGGGGCGACGGGCCTGACCGTGGACCTCGAATCGGCGGCCGGCCGCGCTTGGGCTACACAGGAGAAGGGGGCTGCGGCATGACTACAAACAACGAACGGACAAAAGGCGCACTGGAACTGGCGGCGGCGTCGCCGGACCCGGCGGTGCGCCAACTCGCGCTGCACTACAAGTCGATGGTGCAGGAGTTGGAGGCGCTCGACGGCTTCTTCGCGGTCTATTACGGCGCCGGCGCAGCTGCGGTGCCGGCGCAGGCACCCACCCGGATCGCCTCGAACGGCGCTGCGCCACCCGCGCCGGCGGCCCGGAAGATCGCCGTCGCGCAGGAGATCCAGGATATCCTGGCGGCGAGGGGGCCGCTCGACATGGATGCGCTGCGTGCGGCCTACGTGGCGAAGAACCCGGACGACGCGGGCCGCACCCGCGAGCAGATTCGGCTCAGCGTGGCGCGCCACCCCGACCTGTTCAAGCGAGTGTCGCCCGAGGACCGGCGGGTCTGCCTGGCCAACGGGGCGCCTCCGCCGGGGGGTGAGCATGTACTTCTCTCCTGACACCCGCATCGCCGCTCTCGCGGAGCGGCGCGAGCAGCTTTCCGTCGAGGCGGGGCGGGCGGCCCGTGTGCTCGAGGCCTACTTCGCGTCGGCGGTCGTCGCGTCCGGCATGATGGACGCCGGCGCGGCCCAGGTGTCGCTGCTCAGGCACGCCTCGATGTCGAACCGGGAGTCCTGCGGCTGCCGGATCTGCACGGAGTGGCGCATGCGGGGCCGCGAGTTCGCGGCGGCCGAGCGCACGGTCCCCAAGGGCCACCGGTGGAGCATCTGCGCCTGCCCGGACTGCCGGTTCGTCGGCCGGATGCACCTCAACTACGTGGCGGCCAGCAACGTGCGGGACCTGGCGATCGAGATGGCGTTCCATGCCGACTACCACTCCGACCACGGCGAAGCCGTGATGGCGTGGTTCGAGCGGGAGATCGCGTCGCCCAAGTACACGCTGAACTGGTGCGCCTGCGAGATCGGTCGCCGTCCGATGGGCGAATGGCTGAAGAAGTGCGAGGCGGCAATGTCGCCGGTGCTGTCGGGCGCGGTGTTCGCGGCCGGGGAGGGCCGGCGGCTCCACTTCTCCGCCGAGTTCGCCTCCCAGCTCGGCAACGCTATCGCCTACGCGCCGATGACCGCTGAGGGGGAGGCTGCGTAAAAAGATCGGCCGCCCTCTGCTTTCGCGGAAGACGGCCGACCGGCAGGGGGTGTCACGGGCATAAGCAACCTACGCGCTGCCCGCTGCCAATGCAACTGGTTTTGTCGAGCCCCAGGCGGCTCGGCTGGGTGTCCCAGCGGCATATGAAAAGCCGGTCTACTTCCCGGCTGCCCTCACCACGATCAGGGCGGCGCAGGTGACTCGATTCCGCACATAGACCCTGCTTTTTACCCGCGGAAGGGGCCTCGCCCCGTCCGTTACCGGGAGTGTGTCACCGCAAGGGTACAGGGCGCTGCCACACGCAAACCATAGGTCGTCCCGGTGGCGCGTGCAATCCTTGTCCGCCGTGAACGCTCCGTCAGATTCCGCAGACGGCTTCTCAGGCAAGCTATGCGGCAATCCACTGGCTTGGCGCCTGAAGGCCGGTTCCCGGCCCGAAATCCGCCCGCATGAGCACGATCTTTGCGGCAGCAACGTCGCGGTCAAGCACGCACCCGCATTCGCAGCGGTGCGTCCTTTCCTTGAGCGTCTTGCGCTTGATCGTGCCGCACTCCGGACAAGCCTGGCTTGTTCCGCGAGGATCGACCATTACAACAACAGCACCGGCGCTTGCAGCCTTGTACTGAACGTGCTGGACGAGTTGATTCCAGGCGGCGTTGTGCACGGACTTGGCGAGCATCCCGGCCGCCAGCCCTTTGATGTTCAAGTTCTCGAAGGCGATATGCGAGAAGCGAGCAACAAGAGATCGCGAGAGTTTGTGCGAAAAATCCCGTCGTTGGCTGGCGACGTATGCGAACAGCCGAGCGACGCGGAGCTTAGCCTTCGTGCGTCGCTTACTGCCTCGCCGCTTCCTGGCAACGGCTCGCTGGGCGCGGCGGAGCGCCTTGGCTGCGTTCCTCGTGCACTGCGGCGTCGGTACCGTCTCGCCTGTGGATAGCGCCGCTAGGGAGGTGAGGCCGAGATCGACGCCAACAGGCGCAAAGGTTCGTTCGACTGGTTCGGGGGTTGGCAAATCAATCTGGAAGCAGATAAACCATTTGCCGGCTTTGCGACTGACCACAGCGGCGCCGTGTTTTGCGTTAGTTGGAAGCGGTCGGTGCCATCGCACCTTTATTTCGCCTGGAATACCAATTATGCCGATCTTATGGCTTTTGCGCAGTGTCAGACCGTCGCCAACACGCATCTCGGCGCTGTTGAAGGACGCCTTTGCTCTAAAACGTGGAAAGCCTGGTTTTGTGCCACGTTTTAGTCGACCAAAGAATGCTGCGAACGCTTTATCTATCCGGCGTAAAACTTGCTGCTCAGTTGAGAATCCGAAGCTCGCAAGTCGCTCGTCTGCCGCACGCACAGCTTTCAACTCAGATGCTTGGTTGCTATAGTGCAGGTTGATGCCGCGACGGCGATACGCCTCTACTCGCTGCTGCAAGCAGGCGTTGTATAGATCACAAAAGGCGCCGAGCATCCCAGTCAGAGCGACTTCCTGCGTGGGGTTTGTGAACAGCCGGTATTTGTAGGATAGAATCACGTTCCGCGTGCCTCGCGGTGCTGATCCACGATCCGTCGGATAAGGTCCGATACCGTGATGCCGAGTCGTTCCGCCTCTACCCTGAGAAAGGCGAATTGCGGCTCTGTGAGTGTAACGGATTGTCGGACTGTGGTGGCCATGTGAGAAGCATGTGCACCACATTTTCACCTTTGTCAACTGCTGCGTGTTGCCAGAGCATGGCATAGGCGCCTTCGCACAGGGTACCTTATGCTTTGTGCATGGATGACACCCAACTCGACCGCGCCATCGTCGCGCGCTTCCCCGCGATCGTGAAGGCCCGTACGCCCAACGCGAACGGGCGACGGGTCGTCTCTGTGGAGGCCTCAACCGAGGAAGTCGACACGGATGGAGACGTGGTCCTCCAGAAGGCGCTCCTCGACAGCGCGGCCAGTTTTGTCGCCAAGGGCCACCTCGACCTCGACCACAAGTCCGAGTTCGGCGACCGCCTCGGCATCCCCGACCCCTCCTCCTATATCGTGGGGCGTCCCCTCTCCGTGCAGGCCGCGCCGGACCACCGAACCTTCGTCGAGGGCGAGATCAGCCGCTCCCGTGACGGCACCTACGACCCGGCGCACAACCACTACGACGAGTTCTGGGGCTCCCTGATGTGCGACCCGCCCGTGCAGTGGTACGCCTCGATCTACGGATTCCCCACCGACCTGGACGACTGCACCAAAAGCCCGTGCCCGGTGACGGGCGCGACGCAGTTCGTCATCAAGGCGCTGGACTGGCGCAGCATGGCCTTCACCCGCACCCCCAAGAACACCGCGCTGAATTCCCCCGCGCGGATCGTGACGGCCAAGGCGTTCCTCGCGGAGCTGGTCGCGGCGAAGGCCGAGGCGATGCCGCCCTCGACGATGCCGCTCGACATCCCGCAGACCATGGACGACGCCTACGCGCGGAGCACCTGCAAGGCCTGCGGCGTGCAGGATGCGCCGTCGCTGCTGGGCTACCGGCGCCACTTCGCCAAGTGCGCCGGCCTGCCCGCCGGCATGGCCGACCTGATGGCCCACGCCGTCATGTACCGCCGTGCCCTCGAGGGTGCGCTGAAGTGCCGGTAGACGGCAGTCCAGAGAGTCCCGTCGAGACCATCGCGTGTGGCCGCACGGCCAAGGCCAAACCCCCTTTTGTCGTTTTCGGCATCGGCAGCCCCGCGTACGCGCCCTGATAATGCGCCGATGCTTCTTCATCCCGGAGGCCCAGGAGATTCCATGACCACCACCGCGCAGGCTCGCGCCGAATCGCCGCAGGGCGCCGGTTATGTCGCCCGCATCATCAAGTCGGCTTGGAGCCACATGGCTCCGGCGGATCGCCTCACCATGATCCAGGACGCGGCGGTCGCCTCGACGCTGGAACTCGGCAAGGCGACGGATCTCCTGGAAGGCGGCGACCGCGCCGCGCCCGGCCAGGTCGAGGACCTGTTCGACGGGCCGCCCGACGACCGCCTGGAGACCGTCGAGGCCGGCGGCCCCGACGGTTCCGTCCCGGCCGGCAAGGTCGGCGTCGGCAAGCCGCAGCAGGCCTCCGGCGCCGGCGCCGCGGCGATGGAGCGCGAGTACTCGCGCCACGCCCCGCAGACCGGCGTTCAGCGCGCGACCGAGGAACTCGGCGCCAAGCTGGCGGCGCAGGGCCGGGTGATGAAGTCGCTGATCGCGTTCGGCAAGTCGATCGGCGACCGACTGTCCATGGTCGAGGCCTCGCTGCCGACCGGCGGCGCCGTCGACGCCAAGGCGATCGAAGCCGCGGTTGCCGCGGCCGTCGCCAAGGCGATCCCGCAGGCCGTCTCCGCCGCGCTGGGCAAGGCCATTCCGGCCGTCGTCAAGGCCGTCGCCCAGGCGAAGGCCGAGGGCGAGACCGAGGCGGATAAGGAGTCCGGCGAGGACGACGAGGAGGACGACGAGGAGGCCGATGAGGCCGAATCGGGCTCCGGCACCGAGATCGAGATCACCAACGAGAACGAGGAAGAGGGCGAGGACGAGGCCGAGGACGATGCCGCGAAGGCCACCCGCAAGGCCGCGGCGCAGCAGCGCCTCACGGCCAAGGCCCTCGTGAAACTGGCCAAGGCCGCCGAGCGCGATTCCCGCGAGGCCATGGAGGAAGGTCGCCTGGCCGCCGGCAAGCGCCAGCACATGAAGGCCGAGAAGCGGATGGCCAAGGCCCGCCTGCACGTCGCGGTTGCCAAGTCGCTTCGCGACGGCAGCGTCGGCGCCAGCATGAAGGCGATCGAGACCTCGATCGGCACGGTCGCCAAGGCGCTGAAGGAGGCCAAGGCGAAGAACCAGGACAAGTGGCCGGCCGGCAAGAGCGCCACCGCCCCCGTCGTGGCGCCGCAGGGCGAGGACCTCTCCAAGGCGGTCGCGGCGATGACCGCGGCCGTCGAGAAGGCCAACGCCGGCTACGCGCTGATGACCACCAACGTGCAGGGCCTGATGGCCGTCGTCGGTGGCCAGAGCCGCGACCCGTCGAGCGGCGGGGTGCCTCCGGTCGGCGCCCTGTTCAAGGCGGTCCCCGCCGGCAAGGAGTCGCAGATCAACGCCCTCGTCTCCGACGGCACGATCACCATGCGCGAGCGCGACAAGGCCATCGACGCGCTGGGCTACCTCCGGGTAGCGGGCGTGCCGGAAACCGTCGTCAACGCCGCCATCGACGGATGTTCGCCTGCCGTGCAGGCGATCCTGCGGGCCGCGGCGTAAGCCGGTCGGGAAAGGGAAAGACACCACCATGACCAAGCAGGTTGCCACCCCCTCGGCCACCACCCCAGCCCCGGGCATCGTTCTCGCCTCGATCGCGCGTCGCCCGGAGATCGAGTACGTCCGGCCCCGCATGTCGAGCGCCGACCAGCCCCCGGAGGAGAAGGCGCATCAGTCCCTCCAGGCGCTCCAGCAGTTCGAGGCGTCGCTGCCCCGTCGCGGCGACGCGCTGGAACCGTTGAAGCCCGTCTTCGCCGCGATGGCGATGGGCCAGACGCTGCCGGTCGGCATGGGCACCGGCGAACAGGTGATGTTCAACGGTCCCAGGGCGCTGCTCGAGCTGCACAAGGCCGCGGAGCCCGTCAACGCCTACGCCCGGGTGTGGCGCGACACGCCGCGCTACTACCAGACCAACGCGCCCGGCGCGCACGAGGGCGCCTCCCGCGGCCGGTTGCTGGAGATCGACCAGGTCGAACTGGCCAAGTCGAGCCCGCTGGCCAAGGCGGTGCTGGACGTCGGCACGCAGACCAACTTCACTCAGATCACGGGTGGCCAGACCCTGGGCTACGTGTCGCTCGACACCCGCCTGGCCCGCGGCACGGTGCGGCCCGACAGCTTCACCCTCTACCAGGCCCTGGCGAAGAGCCCGGCCTATCAGGTCGTCGACTACTTCGCCTACATCGACGACCTCGGCGGCGCGCTGCCGGGTTCGGCCACCAGCGGCTTCTCCAGCGTCGAATCCGGCACGCTCGCGACCAACGCCGGCATCTACACGCTTCAGAGCATCAACCTCAAGCTGATGCTGGACGGGCGCGCGGTCACGCTGGCCCTGATGGCGCAGAACAACTTCGTCAGCGTCAACGAGCAGGAGAACGCCAACGCGGCGCTCACCGTCCTGCAGACCGCCGACTGGATGTGCTTCCACGGCAACCCGAACCTGTTCCCGAACCAGTTCGCGGGCATCAGCGCCACCACGCCGAGCGGCAACCTCTTCGACTTCCAGGCCTTCTATTCGGCCAACGCCTCGGCGCAGGGCTGGAGCACGGCGCAGACCCTCTACAACATGATGTACGAGGTCAGCGCGAACATCGCCTCGTGGACCAAGTTCGGCCGCATCACCCACGCCTTCATGACCCCGACGACCAACGGCTCGCTCCAGTCGCTGGTGACGACCCTGCTGAACAACCTGGTCAACGCCGAGTTCGCCGACCGCCGCGGCATCGTCGTCGACGGCGATCTTCAGGGCATGCGCACCCGCCTCGGCCCGATTCAGTTCCCGCTGGATATCGTGATGACGGCCCGCGATACCCCCGCCCAGGGGCAGCCGCGGTCGAACGGCACCACCCCGACCACCACCGTGGCGCCGACCCCGCCGGCGACCGTCGTTGCCGCCGCGTCGAGTGGCGCCTATACCGGCACCAACTGGGGCGTCGGGGCGGGCAGCCCGTACGTCTCCGGCACGGCGACCTACTACTACGCCGTCGCCAGCACCGACTCGAACATGAACGAGTCGAACCTGACCTGGTCGAACGTCATGCCGGCATCGGGCGCGTCGGGCATCTTCGCCACCGGCGCCGTCGTGTTGTCGATCGCCGGGCCGGCCGCGGCCGACGCCACCGCCTTCCGGGTGTTCCGGACCGGCGCGCTTGGCTTCGCCTCGGGCGCCAACTCCGCCACCGCCGTTCGCTACATCGGCGCGATCGCGGCCAGCGGCTCGGGCACGGTGAGGTTCACCGACTACAACTACACGATCCCCGGCAGCGAGGAGGTGTACCTGCTCGACATGCGGGAGGAAGATGCGGGCATAGATTGGCGCTATCTCCTCCCACTGACGCGGATCAATCTGTTCGCCGCCAACCTCTATATGCCCTGGTGCGTGGCTGCAATCGGTGCAATCCGGAACCGAATTCCGAAATTCCATGCGATCATAAGGAATTTTGTCCCAGATAGCCCAGTGTGGAATCCGCTCGGCGCCAACAACTAAGCGGCACGTTTCACGGTAGGATCTGACGCGAAAACCCCGGCGCAAGCCGGGGTTTTTTCTACGCGCGCAGGATAAATCGTTTCTGTGGCAGGCCGTTGAGGCGCCACAGGCCGTTGACACGTGCCAAGCGGTGCTCGGACCACTCCGGGTCGAACCAATCAAGTAGCGTTGCCATAGCGTCTTTGCGGTATGCTTGGCGGCTATGAATGCGCACGCCGTTGACATAACCGTACCACTGTGCCGATTCACCGTCGGGCTCGAAGCCCGCGTGTGCATATCCACCGCCTTCGCCAAAACGCGTGTCCGCGTAGGTTAGCAAGTCGCCCGGTTCGGGTGCAGCGCGCATGAACGCCGTGACGATGCGGCTAAGCCCGCCGGCAACATGATCCTTGAACGCAAGACGCGCCAATTCGTAGGCGCTGCCAAAGCGGCGGAACGAGGCCATGCCGCACCAATCGCCTCCGCTGTGCCGCCGTAGACCAACGTACCATGATCCGCCGGCGAAGCCTTGCACGTGCCAGTGATCCATAAAGGCGCGCGCTTCTTCCGCTGTCGGCGCCTCGATATCGAGTTCGCGGGCACCGATGGACTCAGCGAGTCCTGCCTTGGCAATGGTGACGTTCAGCATCGCGTTCGGCCGCGCCTGCCATTCGTGGTCGAACGTCAGGAGGTCGCTAGGGTAGAGCGCGTGAAGCGAGGCTACGGTTGTGTCGTGTTCGCTCCGGTCCGACAGCCAGAAAGTGGACAGGACTCGCAGTCTGCGGCCCGGTCGCAGCAGGATTGCGTCGCCGTCGATCTCGGCCGGGATACCGGCGTTTAGGCACGCGTCGAGCGCCTTGCCGGTGTTGAAGATGGAATGTGTCCTTGTCGGTGTCTGCACGCTAAACGGTAGCCACTCTGTAACATCAAACAGCCGCTGATTTTTTGAAGTGTTGCAGTGCGAGCACGCCAATAGAACGTTGTGGGGGTTGTTCTCGCCGCCGCGGTTGAGCGGAACGACATGCTCGATGGTTTCCTTTTGGTTGAGGGGTGCGTTGCAGTAGCAGCAGCAGTGGTCCTGCCATTTATTGAGCCAGTTCAGGTATTCGTTAGTTATTACGCCAGATTCGCCATATCTTTTTGCGTAGTAGGCGGCTTGCCGTGCTTGCCGCTTGGCTCGGTGTTTTAGCCGCATGGCAGCTTGATTGACTCGACCTTCTGGTGTTTGGTTGTACGCAAAATAATACTCACGTGAGTATTTTCGCGCCTTATCCAGATTGGCAGCGCGCCACTTCTTGTAGCTTGACGTCGAATACCCCGGGTGCGTTTTGCGGTACAGTGCGACGTACGCCTTTGCGCGCTCCTTGTATGCAGGGTCTGTCGCGTACAGCAGGCGCTTGCGCGCATTCTGGCGTTCGACGGATTCGGGGGATCGGTTGACCTTGTTTCCGGCCGCGCGCCAATCGCGTGATGCCTGAATCAATTCGTCGCGGTGGCGGTCGCGGTACAGGCGGTTGTACACCGCCTTCGCCACCCTGTCCGTTTTGTTTTTCTCCCGCTGGGCAGCGCGGCGAGCGTCGGCGTGTGCCTGATACGCTACCCGGTTCTTTAGTTTCGTGCATGCACGGCAGCGCGACAGCAATCCGTCGGACGATCGGCTATCTCTGGTGAACTCTGAGAGGGGCTTAGCCTCTCCGCAAGCGATACATGTTTTCATACGCGGAAGTGTGATCGTATTAACGTTAATACGCAAGATTTATTTTTACTCGTGCTAAACGTACGCCGCACCGGGATGGCGTTTCACGTGGAACATGCTAGACTGCGGGGATGACCTTCCGCGCGAAACTGCGCCGCGGCTTTCCGATCTGGACGGCCTGGCGGCATCGGCACGCCCCAGCCGGCGAAGTCGCCGGGGTTGCCTTCCGTTGGACACAGGGCAACGACTACGCGACGGGCGACTTGACCGCGATCGAGGTGGGCCGGCTCCACGGCAACGCCGACGTCGTGCTGGAGTGCTTCGGCGCCGAGCCCGCGCCGGCCGGTGAGGCCGTGACCGCTCCGGTTGCGCCGGTGGCGGAAGCCGCAGCGCCCGATGCACCTGTGCGGGGTTCGCCGGCGTGGCGGGAGCGTGAGGCGCTCCGGGTGAAGGAGTGGCGCCGGCAACAGCGCCAGGGCCGCAAATGAGTCAAGCCTCCCCGCAAGTCTACTTGCTCACGTGTGCGCCAACCGGAAAGCAATACGTTGGTATATCGAAGTGTGCCGCTGTCAAACGGTTCAAAAAACACTGTAGCGAAGCGCGGAAGGGAAGTAAGTTGCTCTTGCACCGCGCCATACGCAAGTACGGTTTGTCGGCGTTTACGGTTCGGGTTCTTCAGAGCGTCGACTCTTGGGCACATGCCCAGGCGTTGGAGCAGCGGTTCATAGCGGATTACGCCACCCTCGCTCCTGGCGGCTACAACATGACGTTGGGCGGCGAAGGTACGGTAGGGTACCGCCATACCGACCCTGCTCGCGCTGAAATGAGCCGGAAACACAAGGGGCGGCCCGTTCCCGACGACGTGCGGCAGCGCATGAGCGCAACCCATCTGGCCCTGCAAAAGACACCAGAGCATCTCGCACACATCCGCGCGGCCCTTGCGGCACGGCCACCGCTGTCGCCGGAGCGACTGGCGAAGATGCAGGCGGCTCGCGTGAACGGACCGCTATCCGAGGCGCATAAGAAAAAGATCAGCGACTCTCTTCGCGGCCGGAAGCAGGATCCCGCTATTGTGGCGGCGCGGATCCCATTGGTGCGAGTCGCCATGACGCTGACCGTGCGGCAGAAGATCGCAGCGTCAAACCGGCGACGAACGGTCAGCGATGAGACGCGCGAGCGCATGAGCAAGTCGCTGACGGTCGCCTTGGCGCGGCCGGAGGTCAAGGTGAAGATGGCGGCGTCGAACGCGCGGCGCGTGTGGACAGCCGAGTCGCGTGCTAAGCTAGGCGCATCTCGTAAGGGGGTTCCGTTCTCGGCGGAGCACCGTGAACACATGCGACAGGCCGCGATAGCGGCGCACGCTCGTCGACGGGCGGCGAAAGAAGGGCTGACGGCATGAGCCAATCCTCCCCGCAGTACGGGCCTCCCGTACCCACCAAGGCGCTGTGGAACTGGACGACCGTCGCCGGTCAGCAGCCCATCGTCAACACCTACTCGTCGGGTGCCAAGACCAAGACCGGCATTCAGCCCAACGACCTGCGGGCATACGTGGTGGTGCCGATCCAGCAGTACGGCAATCCGCCGATCCCGATCGACGATGACACGATCTCCGACTGGATCCGCGACGCCGAGGACGAGATCGAGCAGGAGACCAATGTCTTGCTCTGCCAGACCTGGGTGGCGGCGCCTCCGGCGAAGACGCAGCAGGAGGCGCGGCTTCTGGGTCTCACCACCCAGTACAACTACCAGCAACTCGGCGTCGACTTCGATTTTCAGGAGGCTGCATACGACTTTTTTTTTTGAAAGAGCCCGAGATGAGGGATGGTTATTTCAGCGGCTGCGTTGGCGACCGGTGAAGGGCGTCGACACCGTCG